GTGGAATATATAGAGAACAAATCTATGGAACTAGTGTGGTGATCTTATCAGCCGGCTATGAACCATTTGTTTACTCTATTTCTAGGGAATACCTAACGCTCTATTTCATTAGTTGAGCGAGACTTTAACCGTCGCAATATTGAATAATTGTGAAAAACTTGCAGTTAATGTTAAGAACACTGCCAATCCGCCGTTCACAAACCGCGCTTAACTGCGGGTTCAATAATAAACTGGTCGGTGTCTCACGCCAGTTCTAGAGCTAATTTTCACACCCTTCAAAAATCAAAGGTGGAAAAGAAATTGTAGTGGTTAACTACAACACAAAATAGTGATCAATAATCAGCAAGTCTATCTTCCAAATAAGTGGAATAAGACTTTACATCTGGATAGATGCCGGTCTTCGAATAAAACGCTTTCGTCAATTTCGGGACCCATTCATCAAATACAGATTCACTGTGTACAGAGAGTTCTCTGCAAGCAGCCTCAATATTGTCACAAGTAGCGGCTTCATGATTGGGACAATCACGAATCCAATTGCACATCTCAAGACAAACGCCCAATTCAAGAGGAGCGAACCATAAGGCTCCCTCCTTTCGAAAGGCTCGCTTGAGATATGCAACTTCGCCGAGTGTTTTATAATCTTGCATAATGCCAGATTTATTTTCATCAGTGTATATCATCCCAAAGGTTGCATAGGCTTGTGATACGGTATTTTGATTAAACCAGTCAGCAATTGACATGGCAAAATTAATTACATTATCATCACCGTATGAAACCATTGAGACATAATCCTTGAATTCAAATCCACTCAATCCAGCAGCACGCATACACCTATAAAAGGCAATACGCATAGAAACTGAATTGTAGAAAGAATTCAAGATAGTGGTAATTGGATTACCACTGGGTTGGGAATGTGTGCAACCATAGAATTGGTCGCCACATAGATGGATAGAGTTGAATATATCCAAGAACAAAGTATGACGCAACAACGCATTCGCCGGTCCATCATCATACCACTCGTTGATAATATCAACAAACGCATGCATGATACACGAATTTAGTGTTCCATCAAACTTGGAAAAATCACCAGCAAAGACAGCTTTGCCAAACTTCTTCAATTTCTTGGCTGTACGCATCCAATCACGAGAGAAGGGATTAGTACCAATTGACTGTTCGTTATCAACTCTATTTTCCATAACGTTGGCCATAAATCCAAGGAAAAACATTCTAAAAAGAATTAGGTAATCCATAGGACCAGATGCAAAAACACGAGTCTCAAGATTATTAACCTTCTTGAATGTGCGTCTCTCATCCTTAAGAGTATCGGTCCAGACATATGGGACACGGATACCCTTCTGTGCCAATGCAGCCATCTCGGCAACACGGGACTTCACTCCTTCATCATATACATAGTCATCACATCCAAACCAAGTTGTTTTACCAGGTTTACCAGATTTCTTATCAAAAACCCATGGATAACCAGGAGATGTAGACCGAGAAATTCCGGAGATAAAAGTGCTTAATGTATTTCCTGAGATAGCTTCTTCATAAGTTAAAACTCGCCTAAGAGATTCATTAGGGTTTTGCATAAGCAAAACTTTATACTCATCGGCGGCCCGTTTAACCTCAGCAGTTGGAATGAATGGTGTGTTCAACCCGCACTTTTCTAAATTTTTTCGAAGGATGTCGGTCTTCTTATCAAACAAAACTGCGGGACGGGTATTGATATCAGTCACCATACACTGAATAACTGATGGACGTATGTCTGTCTTATTGGGAGCAAACACTATCTTCGCACACTTCCCAAGGTAAGCGAACGTATTTGCAGCCATTAAACAACATTCGAATTCCACTACGTGAATATTCGATATCATGATTAAGCTGATGAACTGGAGCACACAATTGTAGATTGGCCATAGTGTCCATATCAGACACGATGACCTTCTTAAACCTATTGATAGTCCGCAATAAATCCGCCTGTGTAACAGATTGTCCAAAAGCAGATGAACCGTCATTTGCAGCAGCTATATGAATACCTGCTATCTTGCGGATAAATGAATTATCATTACATACAACAGGCGATCCGCAATCGCCATTAGTAGTATTAAGATTGTATTCAATACAATCACGAATATGACGTTTACCATGTTCCGTATCCAGTGTAATACTAGTGAACTTAGCCATAGTATTACCCAACAACAGAAGAGTTGGCTCGGCACGCACATGTCGCAATGTAGCCAATGTGACATAAGCTGACTTATGAGATAACTCAGGCATCGTCTGGAAATGTTTAACCAGATCTGCATGAGCATTCACCTGTCGTGGGAACTGTATTATCATTGCGTCCTTCTCTTCACCCAAAGCGTCCGCGACAGTAATAAAACGACACTCCGAAATCGGGATCTCAAACACTGAACCAAAGATATTTTCAATCCTTATGATATCAGTTGTTTCCAGAACTAAACCCAAATGCTTGGGTACCAACATCAAAGTATCACGTATAAACAAACCATTCAAACATGGTAAATCGCCACGAATTCGACTAATGCGATACAAGTTAGACAGAATTCGGGTTGATATCAAATCCTGTGCAGTACTATCACGCCATGCCTCTAAACTAGCAAGTGTGTCTTTCTTTAATAAGGGGGTATCCAAAGTAGCCTCAGTACGAATAACCTTACCCTTAGCAGTGAGAGCGTCAGCGGAGGACGTAGCCTCACTCACCACAACTGGCAAGCAATTAGGGTTTGCCAGTGAAGCAGCGAGTGGTGATACTGACTTGACAACACCTAGTTTGACTAACTTCAAAGGATCACACACATAACAATGACCAATCACGTTACCGTGGCCACAAGCATTGTCACACACTGGGCAATAACCAGAAGGAATACCATGTGGCTTACAAGGTCCAGACCAGAATTCTGGTTTCACGTGACCCTCAATATTGATCCGTCGTGCCCCAGAGGTGTTTTCATCACCAGATGTAACAGCCTCATGATGTGTAATCCACGTAGGGTCGCAAATGAAACAAAATGTGCGAACATTTCCGTGCTCACACACATTCTCCTTCAAATGAGCCTGTGATCTTTTAGCTATGGTTTCATCCAAATCCCAACAACCATAGTCACACCCACGTTTAGTACCGCGTTGGCATGGGCACAAACCCTCAATAGAAATTTTCTTTGAGTGTGATGTGACCTGGTCACCTGATTGGTTGGCTTCCCAATCCATCTTTCGTGTGGTCTTTGTCTGTGTGGAAAACATTTTCCATATACCAAGACCAGCCAAAATCACACCTGACATTAGTAAGAAATTCCTAAATGAGGCCAATTGTTTGGCTTGACGCGTCACACTAGCCAAATGTGAGGCAACCGCCTCTTTACATTCTGCCATTGTCGGCAACATCCAAGGTGCATCATCGAGCGCATCATCAAAGATTAATCTATCCTCGGCTCCAAAGTCATAATTGACTTCAAGCCGAGCACGAATCTTATCAAAGCGCTCACTATCAATGCGTGTGGATAGATGTGTATTAATTGCAGCCGATCGACGCTGCTTAGCGAGTGCAGCGTCTATACATTTGGACAAAAATTCCTCATAATTCAGTCGCGGCGCACCGGGTATCTCTGCCATCGTCTCAGGATTGAAAAGAATCATTTCATACACTTGAGTGTCAACGGGACCATTACACTTCGACGTGTCGAGCCTTTCAACTCGAGCATTATGTGTAATAGAATAACCCGTTTTAACGTAATCGGGCTTATTCACCACTTGCGCACAAATATCAACACGACGCCGAAAAGCGTCAGGGAAAGTGAGCGAAGTAACATTATGATTCAAAATGTTGCTAGTTATTACGATAGCCTTTGAATTAAACTTAGTTCGCTTCTTCTCACCCAACTCAGCCATATGTAATGGATATGGTGCGATGTTAGCAGCACGGATTAATTCCATGAATTCCTCATTTGGGTTAGCACCAGAATCCACTCTTTGACCAAAATCATCGTATGTAACAATATTCTGTCCATGATACCCATCCCAAAATTCCTGTTCAGTATTTCGAAAATAGATATTATTAGAAAAATTCCGTGCCTCTTCAATATCACCCACAAACAATGTATTCAGATCCACGGAGAGTGGCCAAGTCATCCCAGACTTACCCACACCTGATTCACCGTGCAATTGAATTACAAGGGGTTCCATGCGTGGTTTGTTACCAAACACTCCGGTAAAATCACACAATTTACGAGCATCCTCAATGATCTTAAAAATCTTCTGATAATACAAAGTCATTTTCGGATCAAGTTTACGAATAGAAATATCATTGGCATACTCTATACCCTTAAGGTACAGGTAATCTACTCGATACACTAGTTTTTCGCTTCTTTCAAGGCGAAGTTGAAGTGCATCAGTGGGATCAGATAAGGATAGTACCTCGGCAGCCCATTTGGAAAATCCATCCAAATAGGCATCCAACTCTTTCTTAACAAGATGGATACCAAATATAGTTTCAGCCAAGTAATCCACAACACCCTCAAACACATAACTGTAATGAGTAGCGAAATTGAAAATATTATTCAGACTACGACATCTATCACCAAAAAACTTTATTGTATTGGCGAAATTTGTAGTTGTGGGGAGACCCAATAGACACTGAAACAATAATGCCAAAAGCGACCCCAAGACGGGTATAGACAGTGCTGTTGAAGCAGTGCCACCAACTAATGACATGATGTCCCCAATGGCAAAATTCATTTGTAAACTATGTGTTTGGGTAACCTGAATCATTGACATAAACATACGGTATATATCTGCGCCAAAGTTAGTAAATACATTCCAAAGAAAGGATTTCAATCGATCATGTGCAGATGCAAACGATACATTAACCAAAATGGAAATGACAGACATTATGCGAGCAGTTATATCTATATCAAAGACCTTGCAACTCATATGTGCAAATGCTTCTGTTATACCAGATAACATATCTGCTACCTTATCAGTTGCTTGCTCGAAACGACTAGCTGCTCGATGAATTGCTGGACCAACACTACCAAGTGTATCATTAAAGGTATCACTTGTTGCTGTATAACTACCAAGCAACGTGTCCACTCTAGTGGGCAAACCACGTAGAGTATCAAAAATCTGCAATCTCGCACGAGTACTCTTTTCGTCACGATCACGTTTGCGCTGTTTAGTCAGAAACTTGCTCTGGTGTTTAGCCCAGAGAATTTCGTCGTACACGATTTGTTGTAAATCGTTACGTCTCTTAACATCTCTCTCAGCCTTATTAGGCTTGGAATAACATGAAAATTGCTCATAAATGTGAGTACATTGTTGTCTTTTGGGGAAGACTTTCCCTGATGCGCACTTGTCCAGTGTGACACGTAGATGAGGAAGATAAACGAAAAATTGACAGCTCCAAAACTTCCCAAAAAGCCCCGCAGTGCATATTTATACACAACGGTTAGTCAATACTCCACTTTTCCCTTGCGGCAGGCAGCAGATACCTTTAACTGTTAAAATATAGCCTAACAGCCAGCATCGGAGTTAACCGTAAATATAAAACACTAGTGTTCCTAACCATCAGACGTTTACTTCTGGAAAATGAACACGCCTTTTACATTTCATGAATATTCAGACAAATATGAACTTAAATGGTTTCAGCATCCATATAGTCTAAAGTTCTTGATGAGTAATTTGTGGGCCACATCCGTATAGGAAGCCCATATTAAGGTCATCCTTACCAGCGACCAAATAATCCAAAGTGTCGTGTGACGTAAAAATACGCACACAAGGTCTAAAACGGGCAGCATTAGCAGTACCTTCTGCCTGTCCGTCATTTGTTATGGCCCTACGTGTTGTTGAATAGAAGGGAACATTTATCTCATGAAATGGATTTAAGGCCGTATATGTCCTATGCGACATAGGATCAAGAGAACGAGCCAAATTATCATGAGGAAAAAGAGGTTGTAGTTCTGAATGAACATAATTTCCTGGCAATGTAAATTCATCTAGGTTTGGGGGATACAATTTGTATGCCAAACCCCCTCGCCAAAAGCAAAATAACTCTGCAACGCGAGATACATAACCACCTGTCAAATCAGAAACTGTAGTTCGCAATCGCGAAGGATTAGCTCCTGATACATGGCTAGGACTCAAACGAAAGGCCCGTGTCAATGCACGCGTACTAATAATAAGTTCGCCATTAACAGATTGCGCAATTTCCAAATTCTTCGTAGGAGAATTCACGCGTCCATAGACCAACAACTCATTGGTTTCAACAGTATTTCCCACTCCCTGCAAAGTAGCTGATACCTCACGAGGTTCGGCAAATATAGGTTGATATGTCAAAAACTGATGATCAGTAGGACAAGCAAACGCAACATTTGTTGCCCATTTCCACACAATAATACGAACTGCTGAAGAAACAGTAGGAGGATGTACCAATGGTGAAAGAGCTCGCACAACAAGGGTTCCAAAACGACTAGAACTCGGAGGAGCAGGAGTAGTTGCCAACAAATCCACTGTAGAATATTCGAGCATAGGATACGGAGACACATAAGGAACAGTAACCAACATCTCCGTATCATTAGCCAAATCAAGAATTTGACGATAACAATTGGTCAAATCAGTGGCAGCGGTGGGATCAGTAAGACCCGGCACAAATGCCACTTCAATACGTCCAGTATGGAATGGTGTTTTAACGACTGAAATTCTAAACAAAAGATCAGCTCGCCAATAACCAAATTCGGACGCCAAATACTCGAAGTTAGAAAAGTCAACAATAGTTCCAGAAGGAAGATGTTGTAATCTACCAGTGACAATTTGCGGTCCAACAGGAATAGTAACGAGGACCTCGTTAGCGGCACTAGTATCAGACCAAGTATTATTTGCAATCACGGCAGGGCGATTACATACATACTCAATAGCCATTTCATCCTGGTCAGACATAAAATTCATGTCTTTCTCAGACACAGCATTGTCATTAGCAAAAGCCAAAACGACACTACTGTCAGAACCCTTAATATGACCATAGGATCTACCAGGTATATTAACGAATGGGGTAGAATTGGATCCTTCTACAGGTTTTGAATAACCAAACATAGAAGCCACTGAACCAATTGCAGAACTAACCCAGGAAACTGGGCCAGCAACTTGAGATAAAAATGGAACACCAGATAATGCAGTAGCAACAGAAGTTACTTTAGAAGCAATCTCTGAAATCGGGCCCTTAGCTTCACCTCCAACTTGGAGACGAGCAGCAACGGTAGGTGTAATCAAGGGAGTTGCAGATGTCGGACCTCGCAGTTCAACATCCTCCAACCAACCAAATACCTGAAAATTGATATTGAATGCACCTTGTGCTAAAATTTGAGTCAAGAAAAATATATGCAATTGCGCATCATCAAGTTGGTCAAGTGGTAATTGACCACTATCACGAATATCTACCCAAGGAACCTTAATGGTACATGAATTATTAGTCTGTAGATCAAGTTCAACACCAGGGTATGAAGTAACAGATGCGCGTGTTTTATTAATACATCGATGTGGTGTCATTTTACGCTCCTCATAAGGGGAGTAACAACACCAAAAACGACCAGCAACAAAAGGATTAGTATTTGTCATAATCTTTAAAACCATATTGCATTTAATATATTCGAAATTAGAAACCTTAAGAATCTTAGCCCCCTTCCGCAAAATAGCAAAAGGAATGGAGTAAGAACGCAAAGGAAGTCGAGCAAAATCAAATATCTGCATATCAACCCCAACTGTAGTAAGATTAAAATCATCTATAAGTGTGGGTCGATTTAAAATCTGAGTAATTGAGTGAGTGAAATCAAGATCATCAGTTTGAGAATCAGGAATCTCTGCAATCAATGGAGCAGTAGCTTTAGAATCTTTAAAAATGGTTGTTTCAACTACCGTTGAAGAAAGATCCTCAGATTTATAAGCAGAAGCAATGTCGCCAGAATGACCAACTGCATCGGAAGATGTAGATGGAGCAGAATTAGGGGACG